CTCCGGGATGCCCTCGATGATGTCCGTGAGGTCGGACATGATCTGCTGAGCGGTCTCGGTCTGCATGAACTCGTTGATCATGCCGCCGAGTGCGGTCGAAACCGCGTTCTTCATCGCGTCCCACTGGTAGTCCCACGTGTTGCGGACTTCCCCGATGCCTTCCTGGATGATCTGGGCATACTCGCTGTCAAAGTCCCCGAGCGCTTCCAGCAGAGTGTCCGTGCTCAACTCACCGCTGGAGGCGAGGTTCTTCAATTCCTGCTCGGTCAGTCCGAGCTTGTTAGTGAGGAGGTCGAAGACCGGAACACCGTTCTCGGAAAGCTGGTTAAGAGTGTCGTTGAAGACGACGCCGTTGTTCTGGGCGTCGATCAGAGCGCCGGAAACCGACTCGATGTTCTCCTCGGACCCGCCCATGAACTCGATCGAGTCCACGAGGTTGTGCATGATCGTGGTCGCTTCATCGCCTTCGATACCCATGTACGCCAGGTTGACGGCTAGGTCGTTGACCGCCTGGCTTCCGACGCGGGTACCGGCGAACTCCTTGTTGATGTAGGACATCATGTCGCCCGCCTGCTCGGCGGAGCCGTAGATGCCGGTCAGGGAGGCGTTCGTGGTGCTGATGGACTTGGCGGCGTCCATGGCCTGGCCGGGGATGTCATCGAGGCCGAGAGTAGATGCGATGTTGCCCACGGCCCCGATAACAGCCCCAACACCTGAGGAGAGTCCGGAGAAGAAGCTGTCCACACTAGAAGAGGCGCTGTCGATCGTGTCCTCAAGGCCATCGAACTCGTTCTTGACGTTGTCGATGCCATCGGCGGCCGAGTCATCGACCCCGATCTTGATCAGAAGCTCTTCCAGAGTGGCCATCAGGACCTCCTTCTCCTACGTTGAATCGCGCTAGGCCCGGAGGTGGTCTTACTGCCCGGCGGCTTCTGATCACCCTGCTGCTGCGTACTCTTCTTGCGTGTCGGCTTGTGGCCCGCCTTGTATGCCTTCGAGATGGCCTTGGCCTCGGCCAACATCTCCTGCGGACTCATCTTCTGCTTCTTCTTACCCGCGCCCCAGGTGATCAAGTGATCCTCGAACTTGGGCTTCTGTCCCCTCTTCAAATGCGGCGCGACCACGTCCATCCCGAGACGGGCGACCAAGGTATCCAACCGCTCGGGTCCGAGCTGGCCGTACAGATTCTCGTAGGCGATCAGGTTGACCATCTCGCCTTCGGTGAAGCGTTCCAGCACCTCGTGTGGAGGCATCTGGAACGCCACCGCCAGCCTGTATTGCAGCCTTAGCTCGGGTCGGCTTCGAAATTTCCCTCGGCGTCCTTGACCTTCTCCTCGAAGGTGCGGTTCAGGCCACTCAGCTTGTTGATCAGCTGGAACAGGCCCTGGACCACACCGGCGTTCTTGGCCTGGAGCTTGGTGGCGTCGGCGTCGGTGAAGATGCGTTGGCCGTGTCGCTCGTGGCCCTTGGGGTAGTACAGGCACTTGACGACGAGCTCGGAGCGCCGGTTCCGCATCTCGATGTCCATCGCCTGGTCGCCCTGCTTGGCCCGGAGAGCCATGGTCTTCGCCTGGTACTCACCGTGCTGGTTGTCGGAGAGTCCCTTGACGAGGACGGTGATTCCGCCCCACTCGGGGATCTCGACCTCCTCGGACTTGATGTCCTCGGCGTTCAGGATCAGGCTCTTGAGGTCCTGGTTCATTGCTTAGGGTTCCCTATCTATGCCGTACTACTGCTAGCTGCCGCTGCCGACGAAGTCCGGGATGCCCGAGGGCTTCCAGGTCAGCGTCGCGGAGAGCTTGTCATCGAACGGGGCGTCCGGCTCGAAGCCGGTCAGACCGGCCTGGAACTCCCAGACAGTCTCGTCGGGGTCGGGCCAGGTGATCCGGTACCCGCGCGGGAACGGAGTCTCGAAGTCGTCCATGAGCACGTCGTGGATGCGGGGGACGTAGTTGACGTCAGCGCTGACCTCACCGGTGCGCTTGATGCCGAACACGAACTCCTCCCACTGGTCGGGGGAGTCGTGAGAGGTGACCTCGATCTGCTCACGGGAAATCGAGGGGCCGCTGAGGGACGTGATGTTGGCGATGGCCTCGTAGACGCCGCTGCCGAGCTCGGTCTCGCGCTCCAGCACGACGCCGAAGGCGTCAAGTCCAGGCATTAGCTGGTCTCCTGTTCGGTTTGGACACGGAACCGGACTGGCGCGTGTCGGATCAAAGGGTCCGGGTCTCGAAGGGTCAACACCTGGTCCAATCTTAGCGTAACCACACGATGACCGACCAGATCCAGATCGAGCTGGTGGTCTAGCGACTGCTGGATCGCGTCAACGATCTCCAGCGTGGGTGCGAAACCCTCATGACCCTTGGTCCACACGTGTAGTGTGAGGGTCATTTCGCGGCCGAAGTTGCTGTGGTTGTTGTCCGCCATCTCGGTAGCCTCACCGATGACGACGTACGGGTACGGGGCGTCCTCCGGTGCCCAGTCGTAGACCGGGACGTCCAGATCCTCGCTCAGGCGCTCGTAGAACGCACGCTGAACGGTCAGGAGGGCGCTCCTGGCGTCGTACCCCAGCTTGGTCGTCACAGGGACGTCACCGCCTTGCTGACCTTGTCCGTGAGGACAATGGGGAAGTCCCGCCGTGCGATCTCGTTGGCGGGGATGACGTAAGGCTGTGCGGACATGCGGGAGGTGCCGAACTCGTTGGCGAGAGCCTTGTCCCGCTCCTCGTCACCGGGTCCGACCCTCCTCTCCAGCCCCTCACCCTCGATACGGATGGAGTCACGCAGGGCACCAGTGTCCACGCGGACGCGGTCCTGCATCTCCTTCTGCGTCTGGGTGGCGATCTCGTCCACCGCCTCCTCGGCGGCTTCGGCGATTGCCGGACCCATGGCCGAGAGCTTCTTGAGGAGTTCGCTGAGCCCTTCCATCTGCACCGGCATCACGGACTCCCGGGATTGGTGGGCTGCTTCTGGATGTACTCGCAGTCCATCCGCAGGTACGTGCCCGGCTTCGAGGGCTGCATGGTCGCCTCGACTCGGTACACGTCACCGCCCCCCATCTCCAGCTCATCGTTGCGATACACGACCTCGTCAGCCGTGGTGTACACCGGGTAGCTGAGCATGGCCGCACCCTGCTGTGGACCGACACCGGTACGGGCCATGACCCGCTCGGCGGCCGTGGGCTGAGACACACGAACGCGGAGCTGCCGAACCAGGACTCGCTCCTCGGTGAAGCCGCCTGAGCCGTTCGGAGTGAGCATCCTGCGGTAGAGGGTGGCGGTCTGGTTGAGCAGCCCCGCGATGGACATGGCTACGCCCCCTTGACAGCCTTGGCGATGGCCTCGGCGGTCGCCACGTGGGCGCGCTGCTCGCGGTCCTGGTCAGCCTTGGTCTGCTTGCTGCGGATCTCGGCCTGGACCACCCGAGTGCTGCGTCCCTCGCTCACGGGGGTGTCGTTACCGACACGCTCCCACTTGTCCGAGTTCTCCAGCGCGTTCACAATGGCCTGGACCTGCTTGAAGTCGATGCCCTTGTTGGCGTGCTGGTTGACGGTCTTCGGGTCCACAACCGCCACCACGCGGCCGGTCTGCTTACCATCGCGGATGTAGGCGTAGCGCAGGTTCTTCCGCGCCTTCGTAACGTTTCCCATCAGGATTCCCCCACTAGACGATGTCTCCGGAGTACCGACCCCAGAAGTTGCCCCTGCGTCGGTACGGCCGTTCACGGATCTGGTCGGGCAGGTATGCCCCGAACTCAATGGTACCCATCCCGCCACAGCCTGTCGCCTGACGAATTAGGGCGGCTTCCCCGTTGGACAGGTACAGTCCGGTGCCCGCGTTGGATGCTCCAGCCGCCGGTGCGGCCTGCCAGGTGTAGTCCGCGATGCGCTCGGAGGTGAGGCCGCGCGGGTTGTCCTTGGCCCTGGAGTAGGCGGTGAAGATGATCCCGAGGACGACGTCCGGCACGCACACCGCGTCTGGGTCGTCGGGGTCCACCATGTCATCGCAGGCGTAGAGTCGGACGAAGCCAGAGATGATGCGCAGGTACAGCGCGGCTTGTGCTTCCTCCTGCTCGGTGAAGGTGACGCCAAGCAGCGTGGCCAGGTCGTCCGTGCTCATGAGCGGCGGCAGCGGCTCGGGACACGCCATGGTCTCTCCCTTCGAGGTCGGGGAGGACCGCCGGTTGAGCGGACCTCCCCATCAGCTGGACGAACTTAGGACACGCCGCCCTCGATCTCCAGCTTCACC